AGAGAAGTTATTGCAGATAAGGGTATTTGGACTGCAAAGAAAAGATACATTCTTAATGTGCATGATAACGAGGGTGTAAGATTAGAGGAACCAAAACTTAAACTCATGGGTATTGAGACTGCAAAGTCGTCTACGCCTTTGTGGGTTAGAAGAAGATTAGAACAAGCAATTAAACTTGTAATGACTGGAACAGAACAAGAACTATGGAATTTCGTAGAGACATCAAGAAAAGAGTTTAGAGAATTACCGCCAGAAGATGTTGCGTTCCCTAGAGGGTGCAGAGGTTTAATTCAATACGCAGACACTACAAATATATATTCAAAGGGTACACCAATTCATGTTAGAGGTTCATTGTTGTTTAATCATAGACTTAAAGAGATGAATCTTATGAAGAGATATGAACCCATTTTAAATGGTGAGAAGATACACTTTACATATCTCACTATGCCTAATCCTATTAATGAGAATGTGATATCATTTACTAACTCATTGCCAAAAGAATTCGACTTACATAGATTTGTAGATTATGATTTACAGTTTGATAAATCATTTGTCGAACCACTCAAAAACATAGTTCAATTGATAGATTGGAATGTAGAACCCACCGCATCATTAGATTCATTCTTCGGTTAGAAAAACACTAAATATATTAATATGGCATATAGTAAGAAGGTCATAGACAGATTTGAATCTGTTCTAAATGATCCGCATAAACACTCGGTGGGCAGTTTTGATCCTAATGACCCTAATGTTGCTACAGGCATGACAGGTGCACCTGCATGTGGAGATGTAATGAGATTACAAATTAAACTTAACGATAAAGAAAGAATCGTTGATGTTAAATTTAAAACATATGGATGTGGAAGTGCAATCGCATCATCTACATTGTTTGTTGATATGCTGAAAGGTAAAACAATTGAAGAGGCAAAACAAGTCAAAGATAAAGATATAGCAAAAGCACTTGAATTGCCACCAATCAAATTGCATTGTTCAGTTCTTGCAGAAGATTCTATAAGACAGGCAATAACAGATTGGGAAAATAAAAAAGAACATAGACAACACAATTATGTATAGATATAAAGTAAATGTCGTAAGAGTCGTGGACGGAGACACAGTTGATGTTGATGTAGACCTTGGTTTCGGAATGGTTTACAAAAAACAAAGAGTTAGGATGTTGGGTATTGATACACCTGAATCTAGAACTCGTGATTTAGTAGAAAAGAAATTTGGTAAAGCTTCTAAAGCTCATCTCGCAAAAATCTTAGAAGAAGGAGATATCCAAATGGTTTCTCATGACAGAGGAAAGTTTGGAAGAATCTTAGGTAATTTATATCATGGTTCTTCTTCTTATTCTATCAATCAACAGATGATTGATGACCATCATGCAGTCGCATACACAGGTGGTAATAAAGAAGAAGTTGAAAAACAACATATGGCCAACAGAAAAGTTTTGATAGAGAATGGGACAGTGGAGTTGGAGAATGGAAACGGATCATAATATGCTGATAACACTTATGGATGTATTCTACATCTTAATGATTATCACAATATTTGGATTCATTGTTCATCTTGAAACACAGATGAAACTTATTTTAGAAATGATGAAAGAACGATGGACAGGTCATTCACTAGAAGAAGATTTTTATACAGATACCCTAAAAGATTTAGAAAAGTCTCTAGACAAAATTGACCATAAGTAGTATACTGGAAACAGTATAAAAAACTTTTATATTATGGAGAAGTGAAATATGTCATTCATCAAAGACTTAGTTAAAGCATCCGGCAATGAATACGCAGGTATTGTTGCAGATGGTGTTGCAGCTGGAGATGTTGACTCATTCGTAGACAGTGGGTCATATGTCTTCAATGCATTATTAAGTGGCTCACTATTCGGTGGGTTACCTAAAAACAAAATTACTGCAATCGCAGGAGAATCAGCAACAGGTAAAACTTACTTCGCATTAGGAATGTGCAAACAATTCTTAGAAGATAATCCTGAAGCTGCTGTTATCTATTTTGAATCTGAATCTGCTCTTAGTAAGCAAATGATTGAAGATAGAGGAATAGATTCAAACAGAGTTGTTATCGTGCCTGTAATAACAGTTCAACAATTTAGAAATCAGGCAATCAATATTCTCGATAGATATCTAGAAACACCAGAAGACGATAGACCTCCTATGATGTTTTGTTTAGATAGTCTTGGTATGTTATCAACTACAAAAGAAATCGAAGATACTGCTGAAGGAAAGGAAACTAAAGACATGACTCGTGCCCAAATAACAAAGGGTGCATTTAGAGTATTAACTCTAAAACTTGGTCGTGCAGGAGTTCCTATGATAGTCACGAACCACACATATGATGTGATTGGTTCTATGTTCCCACAGAAAGAAATGGGTGGTGGTAGTGGACTTAAATATGCCGCTAGTTCAATCATATATCTTTCTAGAAGAAAAGAGAAAGAGGGAACTGAGATTATAGGAAACATCATTCATTGTAAGAACGCAAAGTCAAGACTTACTGTTGAGAACAGAATGGTCGATGTCAGATTGACATATGATAAAGGACTAGATAGATATTATGGTCTACTAGACCTTGCACTTGCAAGTGGAGTTTTTGAAAAATCTTCAACCAGAGTCAAACTACCAAATGGAAAAACAGAGTTTGGTAAAACGATTAATAATAATCCAGAGAAATACTTCACAGATGAAGTAATGGAAAAACTTGAAAAGGTAGCAAATCAATATTTTAAATATGGAAACAACGAGAATAGAACAGACGATACTCAAGAATCTGATACAGAATGACGAGTTTTCACGGAAAGTAATTCCTTTCCTAAAACCTGAGTATTTTGCCGATTCATCAGAGCAATTGGTATACAAAGAAATTACACATTATTTCGATAAGTATACTAAGAGCCCAACACTCGAAGCACTTCTCATTAACCTAGACAACATCACCTCTGAGTCAGAGAATGTAGTCAAAGGATCCAAAGAGTTGTTGGGCTCGATGCCTAAAGATGAAACACCTATAGAATGGCTTATTGATGAAACAGAATCTTGGTGCAAAGATAGAGCAATCTATATTGCAGTTATGGATTCTATTGAAGTCTTAGATAAAAAATCTCAAAGGTCGACCGGCGAAATACCAGAGTTATTAAAGGATGCCCTTTCCGTGTCTTTTGACCAACACATTGGTCATGACCAACTCGAAGATGCAGAACAAAGACATGATTTCTATACGCATGAAGAAGAGAAATTACCTTTTGATTTAGAATACTTTAATAAGATTACAAAAGGTGGTCTGCCAAATAAGACATTAAACATATGTCTTGCAGGAACAGGTGTTGGTAAATCATTATTCATGTGTCATATGGCGTCAAGTTCTTTGATGCAGAATAAGAATGTATTGTATATCACTATGGAAATGAGTGAAGAAAGAATTGCAGAGAGAATAGATGCAAACATCATGAATGTTCCTATGAAAGATTTACCAGACTTATCTAAGAAAGAATATGGTAAGAAGATTGGTAGACTTAAGAACAAGACAAAGGGTAAACTTATATGTAAAGAATACCCAACAGCAGCCGCTCATGCAGGACATTTCAGACATCTATTACAAGAATTAAACATCAAAAAAGATTTTCAACCAGATGTTATTTTTGTAGACTACTTAAACATTTGTGCATCTCAGAGAATTAGACCAGGCGCTGGTGCAAACTCATATACATTGGTGAAGAGTATAGCAGAAGAACTTAGAGGCATTGCAGTAGAATATGATGTACCAATTGTGAGTGCAACACAAACTACAAGAAGTGGTTTCGGTTCCACTGATATTGGTTTAGAAGATACATCAGAATCATTTGGTTTACCAGCAACTGCTGACTTAATGTTCGCATTGATTACATCAGAGGAACTTGAAGAATTAGACCAATTTGTCGTAAAACAATTGAAGAACAGATACAATGACCCCACGATATTTAAACGATTTGTTATAGGTGTCGATAGGTCAAGAATGAAACTGTATGATGTAGAACAAGAGGCACAGGAAGAATTAGTCGATGGCGAACTATTAATTGATGATAGTATTCCTGTTGCTGATAGAACAAGACCATCAGATAAGTTTAACGATTTCAAGGTGTAGTATGGGCGTAAGAGCGTGGAGAAATAAAAACATTAGGGTCAGAAGACAAAGAGCTTTAGACAGACTAAAAAAAATTAAAGAACCGAACAAGAGAGAGTTGAAAGATATTAAGATTCTAGAAGAGAGGTTAAGATAATGGAAAAAGTCAGAGTAGAAGATATAGGTGGAGAAATTATTAAAGATACTTCTCGATATCTATTAAAAGATAATCCTTTTGGCGAACACCTAACTCTTAGTAGTACAATGTTAAGGGCGAATCAGTCAACAACTGGACATTCACATGACGACCAAGAAGAAGTTTATTACTTTCATAAAGGTATGGGTGAAATGCAGATTGATGATGAAAGATTTCCTGTAGAGGCAGGAGATATAGTTTGTATTCATAAGAAAGAATTTCATAGAGTTTTTAATACAGGTTTTTTTGGTTTATATTTTATATGTGTATTTGAGGGAGGAAGAAATCACTAATGGAACCATTTGTTCAGAAACAATTTGATGAGTATCAGGCCAATAGACCTGAGAAAGATATCATCTCTAGAGAAGAACTCAGAGAGATGATAATCAAAGATTTATCATTTGTTTCTAAAATGGGTGTGGCAGAATACACCTTATACCAGAAGTATCAGGAAATACATTTAAAATATCCAACACAAACAGTCTCAACATTGTATGGTGAAGAAGTAAACTTTGTAAACGAAGACCATTTAAAACTAATCAATGAGACTAAGAATAACATATGGTTTCCAAATACATATGCAGACTTCGTTAATCTAGAACCAGAATTGATATACACTGATTCTGAGAAAGATAGACAAGCCGCTGGTTCTCTTACTGAGAGGTGGAATTGTTTAAGAACAATGACACACAGCCAGAAGAATTCATCTAACATTGGTAGAAATCTGCATTATATAGTTAGAGATAAAGTCACAGGTAAGTATCTTGGTGTCATTTGTATCACAGGCGACTTCATTGACTTAACACCTAGAGACGAATACATTGGTTGGGAGAGAATATACAAAACGAATTCTGGTAAACTGAATAACAGTGCTATAGGTTCGAGTATTCTCCCAACACAACCACTTGGTTTTAATTACACAGGTGGTAAACTCATGGCATTGTTATGCACTGCCGATGTGATACAGAAACAGTGGGAAGAAAACTATGGTGATAAGTTAGTTGGTATGACTACTACATCATTGTATGGTAAAACTAAGACAGGTGGTTTATCACAATACGATAGACTTAAACATTGGAAGAAAATGGGTTATAGTAAAGGTTCATTATCATTTGAAATGACCAAAGACACTGAAAGAGCTATGCTTGACTACGCAGAACATCATTTTAACGAGAGATATTTTTTATTGTATGTTGCAAAACGAGAGAGTGGCCAGACATTGAAGAGAGACCATAGAAATCGTATGAGACAGTTCATGTATTCACAGTTAAAGATACCAAAAGAATTACAGAAGAGTGACCATCAAAGAGGCATTTATTATTCTACATTCTATGAAAACTCTAGAGAGTTTCTTAGAGGTGAGATAGAAGAAGACCAGTTAGTTAGAAACTCTAACGATGGTTCAGTAGAATCATTAACTCAGTTATGGAAAGAGAAATATGCCGCTAAGAGAATTACTAATCTTATGAAATCAGATAGACAAAATTTAACTGAGACATTATTCTACGATGATATAATTAGTATGTCGTGGGAAGAATGTAAAGAAAAATATTTAGGAGATGTAGGTCGATGATACCAATAACAATAGTTGACGACTTTTTAAATGAACCACACCAACTTGTAGAGTTGGCCAATAGATTAGAATTTACACCTGACCCAAATGGAATGTGGCCTGGTACTAGAAGTCGACCACTTCATGAAGTACATGAAATATTTTATGATAATCTTGTCACAAAAACGATGAGTTTATTTCAAGCTTTACCTGATTTGGGTCAAAGTGATAGAGAGTATTCTTCATATGGGTCATCTGCTGTAGGGTTAGTTGATTGCACTATGGCATTTCAAAGGATTCCTGCCAAGATGCATCGTGGGTGGATTCATAGTGATAATGGTTATGCAACAGGCATACTTTATCTAAATGATAGTGATGGCACTTCAATCTATACTAGTAAGGAAGGTACACTACTTGACCCAGCTCATATTGAAACAAAAACGAAATGTAATCTTCAAGGTTATATGACTGAGAGGGACACACTAGTTCAAATGGAGTTTAACGATTCATTTGAAGAACATGTAAATGTTAAGGGCAAATTTAATAGACTATTGTTAATGCCGAATTGTTATCATGGTGCTAACAATTTCGAAGTTGAAGAAGAAGAAAGATTAACATTAGTTATGTTCTTTCATAGAATTTCAGGCGAACCCATGCCTATAGAAAGAATGAGAGCGGTAAGAACAATATGAATATACTAGACATGGTTCCAGTTAAAAAAAGAGGGGTCTTAATCGAAGATAAGAAGATTAGAATCGATAGAGACCAATATAGAGAATTTACTATAATGGTAGCTAAATTAGAATCTCTTGGTCATGAACTACTATATGTAGTACAACATGAGACAGAGGGAGATATGTTTACAGTAGAACTTCTAGGTGAATATGACTTAGAAGAATTAGATAGAATACTTGAAGAGGAGAATGGGGCTGTAGCTCAGTAGGGAGAGCGACTGGTTTGCATCCAGTAGGTCGTAGGTTCGATTCCTATCAGCTCCACCACCACAATGAAAGAACAATTAGTTTGGACCACAGATTATACCAATGTCTTATATGCAGACATCGTTATTGGTACTACAGTTATATTATTAGGATTAATTATGTGGCGTAATAAAACTTGGCGATGGCCTTTATTGGGTTGTGGAGTCATATATTCTATATCTACTTTACTATGGCATACATCATGAATAGAAAGAGACAAGCATTAAAAGAATCTGTTGTCACAGTAGGCACAGGTTTGGTTATCAATTGGCCGATAAGTGTCGTTCTTTTGTATGTGTTTATAGATATATTAGCACTATCAACCTTTATGGTGAGTGTCTGGTTGACACTTTGTTTTACTCTTATTGCTGTAATAAGAGTGTATTTAATTAGAATGTTCTTTACTAGAGATGAAAATAAGAAAGATTAAACCAGAAGATGCAGAGGCATGTTTCAATAATCAACATGCTAATCACTATCATGAAGCAGGTCTTTGGTCTATAGATTCATGGAAGTTTTTAAGTACATTTCTAACAGATTCTTGGGTCGTAGAATTAGAGGGCGAAGTTGTTGCTCATAATATCGGCCTAATACACAACTTAGATGACCATATGATACCAGAAGAGTATTATAATCAGATATCATATAACATTTTAGATAATTGTGTTCATCCAGATTATCGAATGAATGGTATATCAGGTATCTTAACCACTCATATATGTGAATCATATCCTTTGATTAAAACATGTATTCATTCAGATAATACGGCTGCCGAACACATACTACTCACTCGTGATTTTAAGGTTATTAAAGAGATAGAGAACTTCTATTCAGATGGTGGAAACATGAAAATACTTGTTCGTAGGGGTTGACAATAGGCCACATTTTTGTGTAGGATGGACACATAATGAAAAAACATATTAATAAGGAGACCCCAAATGGCAAACCAGGCAGCTAAAATCACTACACAATATCTTGAGAATTATGGAGATGAAACATCTCCCCATTACAAATATAAAGGTGGTGATACCATCTTTGTTCCTTTCACAACTGAGAAGTTAGTCTACGAAGAAGACGCTTACGGACCTGGTGAACACGCTTACTATGATGCGCCAAATGTGTCTCAGGCGACAATAGATGCGCTTGTAATGCAATATCTTAACGCATACAATGGTTTGGAGTTCGCCTTCTCTTATATAACCGGTTCTGAAATAGTCACCGAAAACTTGATGAACTATTACATTGATGGTGCTGAAGAGTGGGACAAACCCAAAGTTTTAACAATTGATGACCTTAAAAAGGGCATCAAAGATACTGCCGAATTAAAGGCAAAACATGAGTCTGAACAAGAGTTAGAAGAACTTATTAATGAAGAACATGAGTTAGAAGAAGAGTTAGTAGAAATAGAATTGATATGAAAAAACTCTTCAAATGGACATTTTATATAATAATTGCATTTATATTATATCTTGCAATTATGTTTTGGAGTTTATTATAAATGAATAGATTAACAGTAATTTTTGATGTAGATGGAACAATCGCAGATTGTGACCACAGGAGACATTTTGTGGAGAACAATAACGATTGGCAATCTTTTAAAGAACAGACAGTAAATGATACGCCTGTTCAGTGGGTTTGTGATATCGCAAAAAGATACATTGCACAAGGTGATGATGTTGCTTTCTTTTCTGCAAGAAATGAATCAGAAAGAGAGGTTACTGAACAACAAATTTCAGAGTGGATTGGTGATGGTCACAAAGGACTTTTCCTTAGGCCCAATGATTCATATGATCCTGATGAAGTATTTAAAGCAGAACTTGCTGACAAGTTTGAAGAATTTGGTGGTAAAATTGACCTTGTATTTGACGATAGAAACAAAGTCGTTGATATGTGGAGGGCAAGAGGCACCACTGTAGTTCAAGTTGCAGAGGGAGATTTCTAGTCTAGGGGTGGGCTAAAAAAAGAGAAAACCACCTATACAAATAGGTGGTTTTTTGTTATAATAAATAGTAATATGAAAAAATTGAGTTTAGATGAGAGATTATATAACATGAAACCTAGTGATACTCCTTTACTTTGGATAGGATATACATTATTATTCATGATGCTTTTAATCCCTATGGGTTGTTCACATGTTGAACTCATTGAGGGTCTATGTTATAACGATAGAGATGGAACATACTTGTGTCCGGAAGAACCCGAACCAATCATAATTGACGACCCAATTATTGAAGATGAAAACTTATGTGAAATCTGGAAAAATGTTGATGATCCAGAAGCATATATGAATTGCATACTTGTTGCAAAAAAGTTTGAAGATATAGCATGACGCCATCAAAGAACATAAAATCTGATGAAGTTATCGAACTTATAACCTATAAAGTTCAACTTAAAAAAGCCATGAGAGAATTCAAACAGAAAGGCGAGAACAGAAAAGCTGATATAATTGCTGAAAAAATTCAACAAATAGAGTCTAAATTACACTCCAGACCGCTTGCAAAAAACTAGAAAAACTAAATAGTCCATAGAAACAAAGGAGATTTCTTTTTATGGGACATTACGCTGACGAAAAAACAAGATTAACTGCTCTTCTGGCAGAGAAACAGAAACAAGCTGATTTATTAGACCCTGCTAGAGGCAATGGAACAGTAGTATTTAAAAGGTCCGCTGCTGACAAAGGCGACCATATCTATGTTCAATTCGCTGACCGCCATGATTCAGATTCTACAGAGTATAGTTATACAGGAACAGGTGGTATTAAGAGTGCATTAGCAGCATGGAGAACCGCAAATTCATCTGCAACAAGTGGTGATATGTATGTTGAATGGAACTACTTCACTAATACAAAAGACGATGCATTTTGGGCAGGCGAGAAGGCAAAGTTTGAATCTTCTGCTAGTGATATACAAGACGATATCGCACACATACAGAAAATCATAGACAATGGCGAAGATTCTGCCAATGTCGACTTTTCTTAGAATCTAAAACACATAAATAGTAGTATTACACGAACATTAAGATAAAAGTGATACTACTTTATGGCAGTTAAGAACCTACATTTAGAACATTTAGAAGACGAAATCATCAATAACGGTATTGATGGTGGTCGAGCATCTATAAATTTTCTCAGGTCTTTAAGGGACATGATGAAAGGCACCTCAAAGAAAGGTGTCAACATGACTGTCAAATGGGATGGTGCCCCAGCAATTTGGGCAGGAAAACACCCCGAAACAGGACAATTCTTTGTCGCAAAGAAATCACTATTCACTAAAGAACAATTACACTACACCTCAATTCAACAAATCAAAGAAGCATCTGAACTATCTGGTGACTTAGAGAAGAAGTTCATAGAGTCATTTAACTATCTATCTAGACTATCATGGAATAAAATCTTACAAGGTGACTTGATGTTCACTGAGTCAGATAAGAAAATGACAGAGATTGATGGTGTAAATTATGTCACATTTCAACCAAACACAATATTATATGCCGCTGATATTGAATCAGACTTGGGTGAGGCTATCGCTACTGCAAAATATGGTATAGTCTTTCACACCACCTATGAGGGTTCAACTATAGAAGACCTTGGTGCATCATTTGGTGCAGATATATCTACATTGGGACACAATAAAGATGTATGGATTGATGATGCAACATACAAAAGTGTTGCAGGTAAGTCAAAGTTGACGGCAAAAGATACAGTCGTATTAACTAAGGCACTACAAGAAACAGGTAAATCATTTCATAAGATTAAGAAACCTGCATTGTTAAAGTTTAAGAAAGTTCAACAGACTATACAACAGAAGGGTGCAGGTGCAACCTATAAGACATACATGAACACAGAAATTAGAAAGGGTAAATTCAAACTAACTTACAACGATTATATAAAACATTTTGATTCGTATTGGAAAGATAAAGTCGTTGCAAAAGTTAAAATGGAAAAGACAAAACAAATGAAACAACAAATGGGCGAACAATTAAGAAGAGAACTAGTCGGCCTAAAACTTCTAATAACCGCATTAACAACATTTCAAACCAATTTAGTTAATGCAAAGGGTATAATTATCAAAGGACTAAATACTGCAAAGGGTATAGGAACATTCAAGAAGACCTCTAAAGGGTTTGATGTTGTGAATCCAGAAGGATATGTCGCAGTAGATGATGATGGCAAGGCAGTCAAACTAGTTGATAGACTGGAGTTTTCATTGAATAATTTCACCGTAGCAAAAAATTGGGATAAGTAATGGCAAAAACACTAACAAGATTTATATCAGAAGCTAAGAATAAACCAGCAGTGTTTTCATTTGGCCGTTTCAATCCACCAACAACAGGACACGCAAAACTAGTAGATAGACTTAGTAGAATCGCAAAACAGGTCAAAGGTGACCCTATGTTGTTCACATCACATTCAGTTGATAAGAAGAAGAATCCTTTAACGCATAAACAGTGTGTTTGGTATCTCAGAAAGTTCTTTGCAAAGAAGGTGGGAGTACCTGATGTTGCGGCCAGAACAATATTTGATATCTGTAGTGCATTATACAATCAAGGGTATAAAGAAATCTACATGGTAGTAGGTTCAGATAGAGTCAGAGAGTTTGATACATTGATTAAGAAATACAATAAAGCGAGAGGACGCCATGGTCACTATGACTTTGATAAGATAGAGATAGTCAGTGCAGGTGAGAGGGATCCAGATGCAGATGATGTATCAGGTATGAGTGCAAGTAAAATGCGTGCTGCTGCTGAAAAGGGAGACTACGATGCATTTAAGGCTGGTGTGGCGAATAA